GTAAACCAGCGGGCCGACCGCTCCTTTAAAGGTTCGCGCATTGAGTGCCTGTTCCAAATCCTTGATCAAATCATCCGCGCTTTCCAGGCCGATGCTCGCCCGGACAATCCCCTCGCCCGTCCACTCACGAATGCGGCGTTTTTGCTCATCCGTGTAAAAGGGCATGGCGTCGATGTACATGTCGGTGGGGTAATAGAACAGCAGACTGTGGGCGTGGCCGAGGGAAGTGGCGTAGGAGAAAAGCCGAATCTTCTCCGCCAGTAACAGGACCCATGTATTTGTGGACATAGATGTCCAGCCCACCAACGGTGTACATTTCCGAAATGGTTCGGTCTAGAAATTGGTAATCCCTAGTGCGGTTGGGGCGGTATAAACTTAGACGGGGCATAGTAACACTATTTATTGACAGGTTGACCAATAAATCTCAAAGTGCTATAATTCGGGTATGAAAGTAGTTAAACTAAATCGACGATTCAAGCAGTACAAAGAGCACGGGCACACAGTGGCCTTGCGATTTGAGTCTTATCAACCTGCAACGGTCTCTGCTTACGAAAAAGTTTGCAGGGCACGACTGAAGGGCCACGGCTACAATCGTGAAGCAGACTGGTACGGGTATTTTGGACATGCTCTCTCTGGCACCGGATACCGGGAATCTCGTCCGTACTGGATCACATTCCGCAGGGAATCAGATCTAACTTTGGTACTACTTTGTGCTGACTTGACCAAATAATCAGGAAGTGCTATAATTACAACATTGATCCAAAAGGAGCCATTTTGAAAACTGCTGTAACGCCCAAATCCATAAAACCGCTGAATCCCCGCAACACTGACACCAACATCTTGGGGCAAGAGCCTACCTGGCACACTCAGCCCACCGAGTACCGCATCACAGCCTTGAGCAAAGCATTTACCTGGTACAATTACTTTTATGGTAAAAAAGATGCCCGCGACATGATTGTGAATTACCTAGAAACACACGGTCGCAAGGATGATGTTCGACTGCTTAAAGGTATTCCTGACTCGGCTATCCGTTTGACCACGGGCTGGTTATGCCGCATGACCCAGATGGGTCTGGAGTTAAACGACAGCGAACAGTCTAGACTGCAAAGCCAATTGAGAGAAATATTGGACAGCAAACAAAACACAGTAGAAGAAGCGCCGGAAGAACCCGCAGTGCCCAAGATCACAATTCAAGATCGTCTGCGAGAAAAAGCTAACGAGTGTGGCGGTGAACTAGAGGGCTTGTTTGACGATTTCTTGTTGAGTGGTGCCAAGATGACTGCCGACTTCAAACCTGTGGTGATCATGCGCGGCATGAACATAGCACCACAAATGGTCAGTCAAATTTCAGACAACTGGAAACGCAAACTTTCTGAGTTTGAGCGTGTGGTCGAAGGCAAGGATGCCCAACTGATTGAGGGCTACAGTCATCTCACCAAGATTCAAATGCGCAACGTAATCAAGTTCTGCGAAGCAGTGATCAATGACTGTGGTGCGTATGTGCAGATCAAGAAGGTAGAACGCAAACCGCGTAAAATCAAACCAGTGAGCCCAGAAAAACGTGCGGCCAAGTTCAAGATTCTGACAGAATTTGCCGAACTCAAACTGAAATCGTTGCCGGCTGCAAGCCTTGTGGACAAGAGCGAGGCCTGGTTGTATGACACCAAGAAGCGCAAGTTGATCCACCTGGTGGCAGATGAGTATGCCAAGGCATTCACCATCAAGAGCAACAGCATAATTGGGTTTTCCACAGCAGAAACCCTGCAAAAAACTGTGCGCAAGCCAGCTGATACCTTAAAGACCATGAGCACAGCCGGCAAACCAGCGGCCCGTAGAGTGTACAAGGAACTCACTACAACTGAGACTGCATTCAACGGTCGAGGCACTGAGAATTTGATCATTCTAAGAGTGTGGTAAATATGGGGGAACGGAGTCCCCCTAATGTCTGAAAAAACACTGCAAGAGCTCAAGCAAGAGCTTGTTGATTACTGTGGCCTAACCCTGGGCAACCAAATTGTTGACCTAGAGTTGGACCCGGCTCACTACGAAGCTGCCTATCAAAGAACCATTGGGGTTTACCGTCAACGTGCCAACTATGCCTATGAAGAAGCCTACATCTTCATGGAACTCATACGTGATCTAAACATCTATACCCTGCCCCAGGAAGTTGTGAGTGTACGACAGATCTTTCGCAGAACATTTGGTGACGCCACTGGTCCTTTTGCATCAAACTTTGACCCGTTTGCACAGGCCAGTTTGAATGTGTATCTCATGAACTTCAACGTGGCCGGTGGCCTGGCCACGTATGACTTCTATTCACAGTATGTTGAGCTGGCAGGCAAAATGTTTGGTGCCTACATGAACTACACATGGAACCCAGTCACAAAGAAATTGCAACTGATTCGTGACCCCAAAGGCACTGGCGAAAATGTGTTGATCTGGGCCTACCAACTCAAACCTGAAATTAACTTATTGCAAGACTATCAAATTAGCCAATGGCTGCGTGACTACATGGTGGCTGCCTGCAAAATGATCATTGGCGAAGCTAGAGAAAAATTTGGTTCCATTGCCGGACCACAAGGTGGCGGCACACTAAACGGCACTGCCATGAAGGCCGAGGCGCAGACTCAAATGGACGCCAAAATTGCTGAACTGGTAAACTATGTTGATGGGAGCCAGCCCTTGACCTGGGTCATTGGCTGATGTCTCGCACACTGTTGGTGGGGTGCAGTTTCCTGGCCTACCTGAACCAGGACAATGTTCATCTCATCAATTCCGACAAATACACAGTACTAGCTTCTCATGGATCCGGCAATCAAGCCATAGCAGCACAGACCATACACGAAATTTGTAGAACACCTTATGATCAAGTTGTGGTGATATGGTCTGGTATCAATCGTGTGGATGTTCCTATCAGCGCAGATCTAAGTCGGCATTACCATCTACACAGTAAAGGAAATTTGTTTCAATGGCAAATTGGCAACATGTCATGGTTCCACTCGGGAGGAATATTAGGTGACACTAGAAACACCCCAGCAGTAATTAGAAATTTTCTTCGAACTCAATACCTGTCCGAGGCTGATCAAAATCAATATCTCACTGAGTTGTCTTTGTTGAGCGTTGTGTCAACACAGGCTGTGTTGAATCAGCGTAACATACCTTATCAAATGGGGTTTATATATGATGCTAACTCCACTGAATACGATCGTTTTGAGCAGTGTCATGGCACTATAAATCAGCAAACTCCCTTGTATCATGCAGTGGATTGGACAAAATTCACAGATTATACACCGCCTTATGTCTGGGCTCGTGACCAAAACCGCCTCAAACAAGACGGCTATCATCCCACCAAAGATGCCATGATTGACTGGTTTCGTTTGGCCATGAACATTGACTTGTGTGATTAGATCTGCTACAATGTAGCATGGACTTAATGATCGACCTTGAAGGGCTGGCTACTGGCCCTGACACAACTATCTTGACTATTGCTGCCCAGACGTTTGATCCGTTTGGCACAGGCTACTATGATCGGTCATTTTATGCTCGAATCACACTGGAAAGTCAAGAAAACCGCAAAATTGAAGATGGTACTGTGGCCTGGTGGGCCACACAACCTGCGCATGCCCGTGAAGAAGCCTTCAACGATGAAGACCGTATTCCCTTGGATCAAGCCCTAGATGAACTGGGAAAATTGATATGGCATGCCAATCGTATTTGGGCCCAAGGTCCCACCTATGACATGAACATTCTCGAGCATGCCTACAAGAGCTACAACAAACCCTTGCCCTGGAAATACTACTCAGTGCGTGATAGCCGTACAGTTTTCAGCCTGTGGCCTGATCAACCAATACCGCCCACTAGTCATCATGCCTTGGAAGATTGTCGTAGACAAATTGGTATGCTACAGCGTACCCTTGAACATCTAAACGTAACACAAATCAAATGACACTACCTAAACTGCTAATTATTGGTCATGGCCGCCATGGCAAAGACTCTGTGTGTGAAATACTGCGTGAAGAATTTGGGTATGAATTCCAGTCTAGTTCTGAGTTTTGCGCTGAAAAATTCATCTATCGTGAACTGAAAGATCGGTATGGCTACGCGACATTTCAAGAATGCTACACAGATCGACACAACCATCGAGCCGAATGGTACAACATGATTCATGCCTACTGTGCCGATGATTATGCTCGCTTGGGTAGAGAAATATTCTTAGACAACAACATCTATTGTGGACTGCGCAACAAAGCTGAATTTCATGCCATGCGAAATACTGGAGTATTTGACTATGCTGTCTGGGTAGATCGATGTGATCACTTGCCACCTGAAGATCCATCCAGCATGAGCCTGGAAATTTGGATGGCTGACTATGTGATTGACAACAACGGCGATCTAGCAGCCCTGCGCCGCAACACCATTGAACTAGTGGATAGATTGATCAAACATCGGCCTCCAGGTCACCGAGACGCCATGGCAAATCGTCCCGACTGACAGCTATTTCGCAGTTTTTGCAAATGCTTTTGAGATTTTTTGGAGCAGCATTGTCAAGCCTGCCATCTGCGTGATACACTGATATTTGTGCGGAATATCTAGCACGAAATCCACAACGATCACACACCATTTTCTTTTTGTATCCCTGACTCTGCCACAGTGGAACTCTTGGTTTTAGTCCACGGTTTCGTCGAGCACATGACTCGCATCTTGAACGATAGTGAGCCTCTCCGTCTCGATAGTAGTTCACAGCACAGGGTCTTTGCCCGCACACCGGGCACATGGGTCTATTCATAGTGGTATTTATTTGCAGGACCTTTGGCAAAGGGCGCACTAGCCAACGGTTTTTTGGCGGGCTCCATAAATATTAACACTTGAAAAGGAACCCCGAACATGGCTCTAGTATCCCCAGGCGTAGAAGTAACGGTAATTGACGAAAGTCAATATCTTCCATCAGCTGTTAACACAGTACCGTACTTTGTGATTGCCACTGCACAAAACAAAATTTCCAGCGACGGCGTCACCGTAGCCGCTGGTACCACTGCTGCCAACATCAACAAGACTTATTTAATCACAAGTCAGCGAGATCTTACAGCTACATTTGGCGTACCATTCTTTTATCAGACCACAACTGGTACTCCAATCAATGGTTACGAACTCAACGAATACGGCCTGCTTGCTGCTTATTCAGCACTGGGTGTCACAAACCGTGCTTATGTACAGCGTGTGGCAGTTGACCTAAGTCAACTCACTGCCAGCTTGAGCCGCCCTGTTGGCGCTCCTGCTGATGGTACATTCTGGTTAGACACCACAAATACCACCTGGGGCATTCAAGAGTGGAATCAAGCCACTGCTGCATTCACAGTCAAGACTCCAATTGTTATCACTGAAACCGATGAAGTGGTAAACTACGCCGGCGGCAATTACACTCCTTTGGCCAGCATTGGCAGCATTGGCGACTATGCAGTGAGTGCAGTGAATTACTACAATCCTGGTTATTACAAAAACACCAACAATACATGGGTTCAAGTGGGAACTGATGCTTGGAAGAGTTCATGGGCTTCTGTGGCCGGTGCCAACAGCCCATCAAGTCTGACCGTGGGCGCAAACATGTACATCAACAGCAACTTGATCACTGTTGGTGCTACCAACACAGTCGCTGGCCTGGCCGCGGTGATCAATGCTGCTGCCATCACAGGCGTTACTGCTGCTGCGGTCAGCGGCAAATTGAACATTTATGCCAACAGCACAGCCACCAGTGATGGTTCCACTGCCAATGGTGGCATTGTGAACATCGAAGTTGGACCCAACCAAGGTGCAGCATTGTTGACTGCACTGGGCATCACTGCCGGCGCTTATCTAGCACCTGAGTACTTTCCTGGATTCAGCTATCAGGCTCCACGTTGGAGAACCACTGACACCACACCACGTCCCACTGGATCTGTATGGAACAACATCAGTGCCGTGAACAACGGTGCCTTCCTGGCTGTAAAACGCTACAGTGCAGCTCTAGCTGCTTTTGTTCCACAGGCCTGTAACATTTACATCAGTGATCGCACTGCTATATACGCCCTGGATCCCACTGGTGGTGGCGCCAACGTTCCTGTGGGCACCACATACGCCATAGCTGACGCTTCTCAATTCAACTCGGGCAATAATGAATCGTTCTCTTTTGAAATTCTTGAAAAAATTGCAATTGGCCAAACTGTGGTAACTGGTACATCATTACCTACTACGTTCACAAACGGTGATTCATTCCAAATTTTTGGTACTTCAGCAGGCACAGCGGCACTGAGTATTGCAACAGCCACTATCAACGGAACCACTCCAGCGGCGTTTGTGGCAGCAGTGAGTGCGGCCAATATCCCGTACGTGTCTGCCAGTGTAAACAGCGCCGGCAACATTGTGTTCACACACAGCCAAGGCGGTAACATTTATCTTCAACAAGTTACTGGCACGTGTCTGACCGTGGCAGGCTTCACTCTGAATACTCCCAAGATTCATCCCAGTAGAGATAATTTGACTATCTTGGTTCTCAGTAACTTTGTGGGCACACCGTTGTTTACCTACACATCTAGCCCCACAGCACCAGATCAAGATCCTGCAGATGGTCGTCTTTGGTACTATAGCTCGGTAAGTGATGCCG